AGGTACAGGGCAGTATCCTCTAGACTTTGTAGCTTGTATAGACGCTACTTGCACTATGGCTCCAGATGATGCTACACAGACTGTTATAGCGAATGGTGTCGTAGGAAATATCTTGAGAGGAATATCTCATAGAAACGGGCAGACTGGAAATAAGATCTTCCAATGGGAGAAGACAAGTGAGCTAGCTGTAAGTGCTTTTACTCATGTAGCTATATCTCTTTCTCCATCTAGTCTTAGTACTGTTCCTCTGGAAGTAGAAGAACCTACTGACGACTGCGAGCTATCATGGGCTGTCTATGATGTTATAAATGCTATAAGGGGGACTGTAC